GAGCACCGCAACCTGGACCACCAGAAGGTCTTCCACCCGAGATTTTGCAAGCATTACTTAACCAAAATCAATAAGAACTCAAGTAGGTAATGAAAACCTGCTATATATAGAGGGAATCAAATTCCCCATGGAACAACCCCGAAGGATGGACTCCAATGAGTAACAATGACATTACTGAAGTAGTAGACGAACTCGCGGCCCCCGAAGAGGGACAAGTTGCAGATGCGGTTGAAACCGAAGTAGAAACTCCAGAACCAGAACTAGATATCTTTGACTACACAGAGGTTGGCGATAAAGTCGTCAAACTCCAAGTCGATGGCGAAGAAGTAGTAGTTCCACTTAAGGAGGCTCTAGCTGGGTACCAGCGTCAATCGGACTATACCCGAAAGACACAGGAACTTAGCGAACAGAGAAAGAATATTGAGTACGCTGCCGCTTTACAGGAAGCCCTGCAAAACGACCCAGCAAGTACCCTGATATTGCTTCAAGAGCAGTGGGGACAACCAGTGGTTTCCGAAGAGGAAGACCTTTGGGTGGACCCAACCGAGAAGCATTTAAAGGAATTGGAAAAGCGTTTGGTGTCCTTTGAACAACAAAGGGCAATGGACGAACTGACCAAGACAATTGATTCTCTGCAGAGCAAGTATGGTGATGACTTCAACGCAGATGAAGTAGTCGCTAAGGCCCTTGCAACAGGAGCCACCGATTTAGAAGCAATCTTTAAACAGGTTGCTTTTGACAAGGTGTATTCCAAAGCATCTGAAGCCAATAAAAAGTTGGCAGAAGAGCAAGACCGTCTTAACGCAAAGCGAGGCGCAAACATTGTGTCTGGTGCTACTTCAGCTAAATCGACGTCAGCTCCAAAATCTGCTCCACCAAAATCCGTATTTGAAGCTTTCGAGCAGGCAAAACGCCAGCTCGGTGGCTAAAACCCAAACCTCAACAGGAGAAACATCATGGCCGGCAACCCGGACTTTAATGCAATTCTGTCTACCACGTTGCAGAACTATCAGCCAACGTTGGTCGACAACATATTCAAGGACCTCGTCCTTCTCAACCACTTGAACTCAAAAGGTCGTGTTCAAATGGAAGAGGGCGGTACCTCAATCGTTGAACCACTGCTCTACGCAGTCAACGGTACGGCATCGTCATACTCTGGTTATGACACCATTTCATTGACCCCACAGGACGGCATTTCAGCTGCTAACTACCAGTGGAAACAGATGGCAGCATCAATTGCTATCTCGGGCATCGAAGAGGCACAAAACAGAGGCACCGAGGCAATCATCAAGTTGCTCAACGCAAAAATCATGCAAGCTGAGATGTCGGTTAAGTCTGACCTCAACGGCATGTTGTTTGCTGATGGCACTGGCAACTCTGGCAAGGACTTCAACGGCCTTGGCAACATCGTCGGTACTCAGGACAACGTAGTTGGCGGCATTGACGCTAACGCAGGTGGCGGAGTAAACGATTGGTGGAACCCAACACAGGCAGCCACTATGGGTGCAACTTTGAGCCTCGTAAACATGGCAAACGTGTACAACCACGCTTCCAAGGGCAACGACGTTCCAGACCTCATCATCACCAACGAAAACTTGTTCTCCAAGTACGAGTCACTGTTGACGCCAAACGTGCGTTACCAGGATGTCGCTAAGGCGAACGCAGGCTTCCAGAACTTGATGTTCAAGCAGACACCAGTCGTGTTTGACTTCGCTCTGGCAGATGACGCAACTGATGCGCCGATGTACTTCCTCAATACGAAGTACCTCAAGCTCGTTGGTATGAATGGTCACTGGTTCAACACAACCGATTTCCAACAGGGAACCGTTGCAGGCGTTGACGCCCGTTACGCTCTCGTCTTGGCATTTGGTGAATTGACCTGTAGCAACCGTTCACGTCAGGGTTACATGACCGCTGACGCCTGATAATCAGGTAAGCAAATAGGCGTAGTCAGCGTCGGTGATTGTCATCCTTCGGGCAATTTACCGGCGCTGGCTATTTCCATTTATAGGCTAAGTTCTAGGTAACAAAACAAACCTCTATATAGAGACTTTCATAGAAGGAAAACCATGCAAAGACAGGCTTTACACACAAATCCAATGCCGCAAGGATGTGAGCGCTATGACAGTGCTGAAGGAATTGAGGCATCAAATGTGATGTCTGTGTTTGCTGTGCCTGGTTCAGAACCAGCGAATCCGTCAGGAATCTCGTATGGGGTTATGGACCATTGCACTTTTATTCGTCCAAACCAAGAAGGTTGCCATGCCGCAAAGGCAAAGGGAACAGATTTGTGCATAGGGCATCTAAAGCAAACCATGAAAGCCCAAGAAGAGTTGATTAAAAAAGAACAGATTGAACTAGAAGCGAAAGCAGAATTAGAAGTTCAACCAGAGGAATAGGAAGTTAAATGCCAGCACCAGCAAGTACGCTAACGACAGGTCTTAATTCTTATTACTTGATTCAGTTGATTGAAAACTTGGCGCAGTTGTCAATTGGGTACAACCCAAACTCAGACGACATTGACCAAGACCTGGTGCTTCAATTTATTAGTGAAGGCTATAACCGGATTGTTTCTCTTGATGACCGTTGGCCATGGTTCCAGTCTTCTTATCAAACACAAGTCGTAGAAGACCAACGTATTGTTGATAGCAACTTTGTTTTAACAGGAACCTTTTCTCAATTCATTACAGTTCCTCAAGCAAATATTCCGCTTTCTAGTATTCGCCAAGTAATCAACGTTACGGCAGTCCAAGGTGAATCAATGACCGGTGGACTTGGAATGGAACTTGTTTACATAGACCAATTTAAAGCTGAATCAATTTGGATTGGGACAACCGACCAACCAAACATTCCCGGTTATTGGTCATTATGGAATAACTCAATTCAATTGTGGCCAAGAGCAAACCAAACTTACACACTAACTATTCGTGGTTATCGACAACCAAACCTGGTGTGGTTAACTGATTCAAATAACTCCGAAAGCACCAACTATGTAGACCTCGACCAAGAGCTACATATCATGCTTGTAAACTTCGTGTTGGCGCGAATATTCCAATACCAAGAAGACCCAGAGATGGCAGCGGTTTACATGAACCACTACAACACTGGTGTACAGATTGCTAAAGCAAACATAACTGGACCAAACAGCAACCAGCCATTAATTATGAGTGGTGGATTGCAACTAAACGGTGCGGCCAACCGCGCATACGGTTTTGGAAATTTTGGTGCAGGAATTCAAGTTCTTCCAGGAAGTCCATCCCCATTGGGAAGAATGTTCTAAATGCCAAGAATTGACTTTAAACAAGTCTTTGACTTTACCGGTGGTTTGAATCTTCGTGCTGACCAATTTCAGTTGGCAGACAACGAATCACCAAAGATGCTCAATGTGGAGATTGACCCACGTGGTGGTGTATTTAGCCGCGCCGGATATAAAAAGATGCACACAGAGCCAGTAGTCACAATTGGGGACCCATGGAATCCAAAAGGTTTGTTTGATTACCGTTACGCATCAGCACCACTAATAATGCTTTCAACTGGATTTATTGATGATGGGGATATTGACGGCAAGGTTTATCATTCATCTGGTGGCAATTACACCAAGTTGCAAGCAGATGCATTTAACGATATAGATGTGACCTCAACAAACGGTGCATCATTTACCCAATGGGAAGACACACTGTACATTGCGATTGGCTCTGATTCTTCATACATGTATAAATGGAAATCTGGAGATGCGTACGCAACGCAGCTCTTAGCTTCAGGTCCAACGTGGCAAAAGTACGAAGTCCCAGTTGGTGGTTATATGCCACGCGCTGAACTTACATTGGCTCACGCAAACAAGTTATTTGTTGCTAATACCCAAGAAATGAATGACGCAAGTCCAACACCAGAACTTAAGTCATATCCAAACCGTCTTCGTTGGTCGCACGAGAACAGTCCAGAAAACTGGTTCCAAGAGGACTACATCGACATTACTGCTGGTGGTGAAGGAATACGTTCAATCAGAGTTGTTGATGGACAGTTACTTATCTTTAAACCAAAAGCCGTTTACTTGTTAATGGGATACGACGCAGATTCATTTCAGCTTGTTGAATTAACCAAGGTTCTTGGTGCTGATTATCCACAACACACCGTTGAAGGTTCCGGTGGATGTTATTTCTTTGACTATCCAAACGGATTGTATTTCTATGACCGTAATGGAATCCAAGATGTGTTTGAGCGTATTCGCCCAATTATTATCAACCGTGAAGTCAATTCATTAGCAACAGACCAAATAACTTTGTCTTTTGTTCGTGAGCGTGTATGGGTTTCTATGCCATATAAAAACATGAACGAAGGAACACCTCCGGCTTTTCCAAGCGTTAACTTTATATTTGACCCGTCAATTGGTCCACGTGGCGCATACACAATGTTCCAGACAGCAAAGTCTTTCGAAGCAGAACAAGAACTTATTGGCGTAGCTGGCTATGGGTTGGTTAGTGGATGTAACTGGAGAGACGCACAAGATATTCCTCACTACATCATGACAAATCCAGATGCCGAATACCCATACGTAATGGTGGTTGATGACTACAACAACATCATTGATGATGTTCCAACAACTGAAGAATATCCATTTACTGGTTTTTTTGAAACAACATATAGGACTACATGGTTTGACGACAACCGTTATGTTCAGTTGAAGTCATTTATTCGTCCATATTTTGTTCTCAAAGAAGTTCCTGTAAACACAGAAATACGCCTTGGTGTATACAAGAATTACGACGAAACAAACCAAGCAGGTGGAACTCGGATTATTTCGTTAACTCCAGTCACATCGGGTTCGTTTTATTCGACAACTGGTGTTGGCGGTGTGTATGGAACTGCTACATATGGTTACAGTTCGGTTGGTTCGGCAATCAAACGCAAAGGCATTTCTCCACTAGGTCGTGGTTACGCAGTTCAACTTGAGTTTCGAGGACC